CCGTCATCATTTTTCCCACTCTCGTGAATAAATAGTGTGGTGTTGGCAGAGCCATCGTATTTAGTTGCATAAGGCAGGGGATAAGTTCCAGAGTCTATCCATGTGCTTCTGTCTAAACTACCTGTATACCACAATCCCTCTTGATAATTGTAGATAACATATCTGTCAATCTGATTAGATGCTTTAGAGCAGTAAAACCACCAAATCTCACCATATGCAGAGTTAGAGCCAGTCCACACCTGCTCATACTGTGTGGTGTCTATATTATTAAAAACAAAATCCTCTACAGAACAAGGTAATTTTCTCACTGTTCCGTCAAATACAAAGAATGCATCAGAACTCATCCAGTACGCTACGCCACCCACGTCAATCATGCAGTGAGGACTAATAGCACCACAGTTTGAACCTAGCTGTTGAAAGCCAAATACAAAGGGTGCACCAATAAATGACATACCGTGTGCTGCGGTGTCTGTTAAAATTAATATCTGACCTCTTGTTCTAACCGCTGTTACTATTTCACTACCTCCCACTATTCTCTGAGAGCCAGCTGAGTTGGTAGCTGTTGGTGTCCACTCTGTTTCGTCATCTTGTGTTGACCATCTTATAAACATTGGGTCTTGTGTGGCTGTGCTACCGATAGTAGTTTCAGTTCCCATACATATAACGTGTCTGTCTGGGTTAGATACAATCATAAACTTTGACTTGGTGGGTGCATTAGATACTGCTGATGCTACATTGGATGCAGTTTGTATACCACCAGATGTATCCCATAAGAATAAACCACCGTCTACATCTAGGGCTAATAAGTCTTCACCCCAGTTGTCTAACGCCCAAGAGCGTAAAGCTATGGTCACAGAGTCTGATGTATTTGGGCTATCCCATGTTTGACCAGAGTTCCATGTTCCTGTACCCCATCCATATCCAGAGAGTGCTCTATCTCTACCAGCTGTAATTTCATACTGTGCTGTACAGTTTCCTGTAGTAGAAACAGAAGATGAAGCATTTGTCCCAACATCAATAGTGTAAGTATTTAGTGTTGGAACGGATATAATCTCGTATTCACCGTCTACTGTCGCTGCAGCTATACCACCTATGGTTGCACTAGTGCTAGATATGGTAACATAGTCACCCTCGCTAGCTCCATGAGACGCATGGGTTACAGTAATTATTGATGAGCCACTAGATGTGGTAAAACAACTTGTAATATCTGCCTGTAATCTTGTTGGTGTTGCATCAAAGAAAATACCTTCACTGTATACATACAGTTTCTTGTTGGTACCAAACATATCGTAGGCTGTACCATCTAGTGAGTTCCAAGCTAATTGTGCTCTCGCAACTCCTATAAAGGTAGTCTCAGATACCTTTTCCCATCCACCTATCTTTTCAGGATATTGATATCTAAACCTGACTTTGTCTCCATCTATCCATTTACCTTTAGATGAGATTTCAGTGTTTTGTTTATCAAATCCAGGTGCAAACTGTACTTTTGTGTACGGCATTATTTCCCTGTTGCTATGAAGAAGTTAACTACTGTAAAAGGTTGCATTAATGCATTACTAAAATTACTACCAGAGCCAATGTTACTACCACTCTGCATGGACTCAAAACCACCTGTTGCTCCTAAACTTCTAGAAGATAAACCAGAACCAGAGCCAGAACCGATTGGTGCTCTACCTTGTAAATCTGGTAGATTGAAAGTCGATGAACCATCGCCTGTACCATACGTTGTTCCTATAGCAGAAAATAGTGCTGAGTATGTAGAACGGCTCACAGCCTGTGCATTACATAATAAATATCTCTTTGTTGAACTATCTGATTTGGTAGGCTCCGTTGCAAAACCTGCCATAATAATACCGCCAGCAGGGACAGTATCTTTGATATCTTGACCAGAACCGCTAAATAAATTACCCGTGATAGTAGTAGATGCTGTGATTGCTCCAGTTACATCTAAAGCCACACTAGGACTAGAATTTAAAATACCAACTTTGTCATTGCCACCATCCACAAATAGTGCATGAGTATTGCCGTTAGACTCCACTCTAAAGTCTACATCGGCTGAACTTTCATTAATTGTTACATTGCCGCCATCTAAATTTACTGCTCCAGCAACATTTAGTGTACCCTTACAAACAAGATTGTTAATTCCTGTAGCAAAGACATCCTTTACAAAAGTGCCGTTACTATACATTAACGCATGAGAACCCTGCACCACGGCAGTTCCTGTACCAGTGTTTCCTGTGGTTGCTACTGTTAATGTTTGACTTCCAGCTGTATTGTTAAAAACAATGTAGTTTGCTTCTACTGTTGGTAATAATACGTTGATGTCACCAGTTAGTGTGCCTGTAAATTCTAATACTTTCTGTCTAGATTCATCAGCGGTGGCGTTACTATTTGTTAAAGTAACATTAGATGACCCAGCTACACTCTTTGATGCGTAACCGTTGATTGATTCATCTATTAAATCAAAGTTAGTATTAGTCTTATCACCCCAAGTGTTGGCGTTTTCACCAGTGGCTTGTTTTTCTAATCTTAACCTAGTTGTAAATGTTGAAGCCATATTTTCTCCTGTTTATTTTTTAGCCGACATACCATTTAGTGGGTTGTTTAGTGCTTTGTTAATTTTTAATTCTAAATTTTCTTCTATTAGTTTTAGTTCGTCAAAAACTTCTCTGGTGTCTTCTTTTTGCCTATCTTCTATGTCATTTACTATTTCAGTAATGTGTCTTATATCACCTTCCATTTGACGTAAATCTGCTTTTAAGTCATCTTTTAATTCTTTAGCAGTTGAGGCTACTAAACTTACTTCTTCTAAAATCATAGACATTTCAGTCTTTATCATTTCTAATTCTTGTTCAATTAGCTCTAATCTTTTGTCCATCTCAGCTTTAGCTAGTTCTATACTTTTATCAAATCCACTTAGGTCTGGTGCTACAAAATCTTGCACTTGTTGTTTCATGTCTAGGTAATCGTCATAAAACTTATAACCAGTCCAACCACCACCTACAATTGCACCTATAAGAGACAGGATAATAAAAAATTTCCCACCTGTAAATTTCATCCCTTGATACTCAATACTGGGCATTTATCATATCCTCCATTGTTTGTCCCTGTGCTATGTCAAATAACACACCGTAATTATCTTCTATTGTTTTATTTAAGTATTCGTTGACATTTGTGTCTTGTATTGTCGACTGAGTGTCAAAGAATGTTTTAGTATTTCCTAGTATTTGCATGACAATGAGTGTTTTCATCTGATTTGACTCATCATATCTTGCTTTATCGTCAATCTTTTTTACTACTTTGGTTGCAGCCTTTTCTTTAGCAGATGGCTCTTTTACAGGTTTTTCTGGCTCTTCAGTTTCTTCCTGTTGTACCTCTTCTTGCTTCCCACTATCTTCTGGCTCCACAGCGGGTTCCTCAGAAGTTTCGCTATCGGGTTCGGTTGTCTCTTCTTCTGTGGGTTGCTCATCTACTGTTTCTTCTAATTGTGCCACTTCCATTTCTAATTCTAATTCCATTTCAGCCTCTATTTCTACGCTGGCTACTTCTGGCTCTGGAATATCTATTTCAAACTCTTGTATTTCTAATTCTACAGTTTCGTATGACACTTCCTCTAGCTGTGATTCTATAGGAGCAAAATTAATCTCTCCCGCCTCATCAACAATGACATCATTAAATTCAAAAACTTCTTCTATAAAGTCTAATTCTGTTGGGTCAAATATCTCTAGATAGTATATTTCCTCTATTGTGGTAATTTGCTGTGTAATTATTGTATTGATAACATTGTAAAATACATTAACTGTTACATCATCAAATAATGGACCAACAGCTAGATTGATGTCTCTACCACCAATCTCTATAACTACTTTATTTAATACACCACCGAAATCGAAAGACCCGTTATAAGACTGGTAGCCTGTTGATACTCCAGATTCAGACAGGATGTCAGTACCTGAAAAGACCTGACTAGTTCCATTAAGTCCTGTAATGTGCATATATATTCTATCTTGAGCATCTTGCTTGTCGACTTCTATCGAATATCTAACTTCCCCGCCTTTTTGTATGTTTAAATCTGATATGTCTACCGTCTGTATAAATGTGGTGCCCATACCTGCAACACCCATCGTTGACGTG